ATATCCTTTGTCTTGGCCTAGAGATATAACTTATTACGATAATAAGTCAGGCTACTATACAGATTTAGAAGATAATAGATCTACTACTTCTTATGGTACAATCCCAGAAGATATCAAAAAGGCAACTTATGAGTTGGCTCTTCATTTAATTACTAATATGAAAACAGTTGAAAGTAATGCATCTGGTGAAAATAAAGTTAAAGATTTAACAGTAGGATCGGTAAGACTTATCTTCGATACTGCTAGTGGAATTACTAATTTTAAAGAGTTACCAGATTCTATTATTAAAATTGTAAGTAAATATTATAATGAAGTATCAACAACAGAAAACCGTGGTGTTCGAGTTAGTGGAGGTGCTTAATGAGTTATAAAACACTTATTAACAATAACATTACTAATGCATTTAGTTTAATTGGAGATTTAGCTGAAGATATACAGTTTACAAATATAACCGTTACTGGTTATAATTTTGGTACACAAACTGTAAATAGTTCAAATTCATCACCAATTACCATAAAAGGTATTATCAGCAAAAGTTATAAAACTAATGATGATAAGCCCAGATTAAATGCAGATATAATGTTAAAATCTACTGACATTGATTCTAAAGTTTTAGACAACTATGACAGTGTTATATTTGGCGGTAAAACTTATGCAATTAATAAATACGAAGATAACGGTTATGTTTTAAGCATTCAAGTAGGAAGGGAGATTTAATATGGCAACAATATCACAATTATTGACTTCTGTAGAAAATCTTTTTACTACAAGTAATTGGACTGCAAATAACATAAAAGCATTTCCTGCAAACTATCAAGGCGAATTAAGTGCCGATGAATGGGTGCGGGTTAGTGTTTTGCCTTTTTCATCCGAACTTGCTTTTAATACAGATGTATCAGCTAATGGTCAAATAGTATGTCAAATCTTTGTGCCCTCAGGCCAAGGAATGAAACGTGCTTATGAAATTGCTGATTTATTAAAAAGCTTGTTAGATAGGAAAGAAATTTCTGGATATCTGCAAACAACTAATAGCTTTATAACCAATATTGGAGTTGACACAAAAGATTCAGGTTTATACAACGTGAATTATACTGTTAATTTCATTTCAATTTAACCAACACAATATAAAGGAAAAAAACAATGGCTCTAATAACAAATATAGGTGCTGGAATTTTCACTAGTCTGAAATTCAAAGCAGATAGTAACTTTACGTTACCAACTAATGACACAACTCACCAAGCATTTATTGCTGGTAGTGGTGACTTTAATGGTAGTACTGAAATTACTAATGCAAGAGAATTTCCATCTTTTGGAAAACCTGCTAATATTGTAAATGTACCAAACTACGGACAATCAATTAGTTCTCAAATTCAAGGACAAGCTGATGCTCCAACTATGGAATTTACAGTAAACTACGTACCAAGTGTACATGGTGCTATTCAAGCACTTGTGCAAGATGGTAATACGTATGTATATCAGATAGACGTTAAAAACGCTGAAACAGGCGATAACGCAGCATTTTATGTAAAAGGACAATTTGCATCATTTGAAGTCTCTCCAAATTTGACTGATTCTAATCAGGCAACTATTACGATGAGTACTCAAGGTGATTACGTTGGACCTTTTACTGATTAATAAAAATATTTTATGTTGGGGTGTAAAATCCCCAGCATATTAATAGTATAAGGATAAATAATGAATGATAATAAACCGTTTAATAAATATTATGTATTAAGAATAACTTCTTTACATATAAAAAAAGCAATTGATACTTCTATAAGAAAAACGTATGACCGTTTAAAAGATGCAACAGTTAAAGTTGAAGTCTTTGAGACATTAGATGTCTTACATAAAATAAGAAAACTTATGGAAGATTTTGAGATTAATAATAAACATTTATATAAAAAACCTGAAGAAAAGGTTGAAGTAAAGGTAGAGAATGAAACACATAAAGATAGTTGATATAACTAAAAAGATTCCATTTTTGGAACAAGAAGTAGAAATAAAACAGCTTACAGTTAAGGGTGTAAAAGATTTACAAACAACTCTTGATAAAAATAAAGATGATATATCTGGTTTATCTACACTTAGCGCTATATTTAAAGCAACTGTAATTGGTGCTAATGATATGAAAGATAAAGATTTTGAAAACTTTCCTATCCAAGCATTAACAGAATTATCAAATGAAATTTTGGTTTACAATGGCTTAGGCGCTAAAGATGATAAAGGTGATAAGTTGGGGAAGACAAGTTAGCAGAATATGAAATGGCTTACCAATTAGGTGTAACTTTAGATGTAATATATAGTATGTCATTTAATGAATATCATGGTTGGATTAAATATTTTCAAGAAAGACCTTATGGTTGGCGAGACGATCATAGATCTGCTATTATAGCACAAACCACTTACCAAGGTACAAAACCTTTAAATGTAAAAGATTTATTTCCTTCTTTAAAAGTATTACAAGATAGCGATGATAATCAAATTAATAAAAATAAAGCAGGCTTCGAATCTTTGAAGTCTATGGTAAATAAAAAATCTAAAACATAATAGATATGGCGGATAAAACCGCCTATCTTTTGAAAGGTATTTATGAGAGATACTAAAAAACTTGAAGCATATTATAAGACTTCACAAAAGAATTTAAAAGAAAAAGATTTATTTAAGAATCTTAAAAAAGAAGTAAACATAGGTGGTAATGGTACACAAAAATATAGAATTAAAAAGGGTATTAATAAAGGTAAAGTAATATGACAATAACTATAATTAATTTAAAATCATCTATAGATCAGCTTGATAAAGATATTGATAAAACAATAGAAAAAGAATTAAGAGCAAGATCTTTAAAAGCTTTTGCTGATGTTAAATTAATGACACCTGTTGATACAGGACAAGCAAGAAACTCTTGGTATATAGGTTATACAGAAAAATATTTTAATGGTGCAGGTATTACTTCAAATATTACTATACTTACACCCAAAGATAAACCACAAGAAATTATTGTAACTAATGGTGTTACATATATTCAATTTCTTAATAATGGGCATTCACAACAAGCCCCAATAAAATTTATAGAGAGTGCTTTTAAAAAGTACTTTGATTCTGTTGATGTTCAAGTGACCAACGGATAAACAAATTAACTGAGTATAAATATAATATTATATTAACTATAGGATTAATAATGGCTGTAAAGCTAAACATACAAACTAGTGTTACTGGACAGGGACAGTTAACTAAATTAAATAGTGGATTAAGTAAATTAGGAACTCAAGCCCTTATTGCTAAAAAAAGATTAGCATCTTTAGAAAGAGGAGCAGCTAGATCAAGAGCAACTTTTGCAGCTTTAGGTACTACACTTAAGGTTGGTGTTGGTGTTGGATTAGCAGCCGTAACTTTTGGTATTGGTAAATTTATTAAAGATACATTTGATGCTGGTAAACTTACTGAATCACTTCAAGTAAGGTTTAAATTATTATTTGGAACAGTTGAAGAAGGTTCAAAAGCATTTAATGTAATGAATAAATTTGCTTCTAAAGTACCCTTTTCACTTGAAGCAATTGCTGCAGGTTCTGGTAACCTAGCCGTTATCTCTAAGGATGCTAGCGAATTAAATAAAATATTAGAAGTAACAGGTAATGTTGCGGCAGCTACAGGTTTGGATTTTAGACAAACTGCTGAACAAATTCAAAGATCATTTGCTGGCGGTATAGCTTCTGCTGATGTTTTTAGAGAACGTGGTGTTAGAGCAATGCTTGGTTTTGAAGTTGGTGCTAAAGTATCAATTGAAGAAACTAAAAAAAGATTTTTTGAAGTATTTGCTAATGGCGGAGCATTTTCTAAAGCAACAAAAGATTTTGAATCTACATTAGAAGCCCAGGTTTCATTTGTACAAGATGCTTACTTTAGATTTAGACAAGCAGCAGCAGTACCTTTATTTGCTGGTGTTAAAAAACAATTAATAGAATTAGTTGGCAACTTTAAAGAAAACGATACACAATTAAAAGCCTTAGCTAAAACTGTAGGTGAATCAATTGCAAAGGGTTTTAAAAATTTAGGTGAATTTATAAAACTTATTATTGAAAATTTTGATAATCTTGTAAAAGTTATTAAAATATTTTTAGCTTTAAAAGTAGTAAGTTTTATTGGTGGTATTGCTGCTCAATTAGTTATAATGGGAACAGCTGCTAAAGGGGCAACAGGCGCTATGGCGGCTTTGAATATATCTATGAGAGCCAATCCATTAGGAATATTAATAACGGTTATACAAGGAGCGGTTATAGCTTGGATTGCTTTTGGCGATAAAATTAAAGAGATTGGTTCATACATTTCTGATAAACTTAACCCAATACTTACTGAATTAAAGGATAAATTTTCTGAATTTTCAGATGCAGATGAAACTAATCTTGATGTTTTTGATGAAGATATAAAAAATATTGATGAATTAAGAAAAAAATTAAAATCAACAGCTGAAGATTGGAAAAAAGCTGCAAACGCTAAAGAAGCCTATAGGGAAATATCTTTATCTCAAGTATCAAGAAGAGATAAATTTGCTAAGTTTGAAGCAACTAATCCTAGAGGGGATATGCGTCAAAATGAAATTGTAGCAGCAAATGCAAGAGCAAAAGAACTAATGTCTATTAATGAACAAATAGAAATAATGAATAAAAATTGGATAAGAAGCACTGCAAAAGAAGCTGGAGATGCACATAGAGCAAAACTAATGCAAGTAAAAGCATATAGAGAAAAATTAAGTCTTATTGGTATTGATTCTAAAGCAATTGGTGGAATTATTGGTGATTCATGGATTGAAGGTATAAGAGAAGGTAATTCATTATTAGAAATAACTAAACAATCATTTGCAAATGTATTAATAAGTATAGCAAATAGTATGGTTAAAAGATCTGCTGAATTATTAGTTGAAAGATTATTTAACACATTACTTGATCAAAGAATTATGAAACAGAAACAGTTAAATTCTGCTAAAGAACAAGAGGGTAGTATTATGAGCGGTTTATTATCACAAGGTAGTTCTATGTTAAGTGGTTTGTTTAAAGGTGGTGGAAATAAACTTAGCGGTTTAATGTCTTTTGGTAAAATGTTATTTATGAATAAAGGTGGTATTGTACCTGGTGGTGCTCCATATACTGATAGAGTGCCTGCTATGTTAACTCCTGGAGAGGTTGTTGTACCTAGAAATAAAACTAATAGTGCAACAAGTTCAACAAATATAACAAATATTAATATATCTGGTAATGTAGATCAAAGAGCAATTGATCAAATTAAAGGTGTAATAGGACAATCAACTGCTGAAGTAGGCGGCGCAAATAGAACGTTTCAAAGAAATTCACAAGGTGTAAGAGGGAGAGGTAGATAATGACAACAAGTTCAATATTTAAATATGCTAATGACATATCAATGAATAGATCTTCACCTTCGGCTAGATCTGTTACTACTGGTGGTTATGCAAGAACACATAGATTAGGACC